CTGGTCAACCCAAAGCGGGTGCAACATTTCAAACTTTTGATAGTGCAAGTGCAGCTGAATCAACACCAGGAGGTTCTTTAGCAGGTGGAGATGATGGGGCTGCTATGACAGCTGCACCACTTCTTACAGGATGGGATTATTTTAATACATCAGAAACTTCGGATGTTACTTTGATGATTGCAGGACCTGGTGGAACTTCCACAGATACTACTGTTGCACAAAAGTGTATTAATACTGCATTGGGAAGAAAAGATTGTATGGCGTTTGTTTCTCCTCCACAAGATACAGTTGTACATGCCACAGGTCAGGCTGCTGGATGTATAGCTGCTAAAACTGCTATGAGTGCAAGCAATAGTTATGGAGTAATGGATAGTCAATGGAAATATCAATATGACCGTTATCAGGATAAATTTATATATGTTCCGATGAATGGTGATATTGCTGGTCTATGTGCAAGATTAGATTATACGCATGATGCATGGTGGTCACCTGCTGGAATGAATCGTGGTGCGATTAAGAACATTGTTAAACTTTCTTGGGAACCGACTAAAGCAGATCGTGATAGTATGTATAAATCGGGTATTAATCCGTTGATTACTATGACGGGTGCTGGTGTTGTTCTTTGGGGTGACAGAACAATGCAACCAACACCTACTGCATTTGACCGTATTAATGTACGAAGATTATTTATTGTTATGGAGAAAGCAATTTCTAATGCAGCTAAATCTATGTTGTTTGAGTTTAATGATGAATTTACACGATCACAATTCGTGAATATGGTCGAACCTTTCTTGAGAGAAATACAAGGACGCCGTGGTATTACTGATTTTAAAGTAGTATGTGACGGTTCAAATAATACTGGTGTGGTTATTGATAATAATAACTTTGTTGGTGACATTTATGTTAAACCAACAAGGTCTATCAATTACATCCAGTTGAACTTTATTGCCGCTAGAACTGATGTTAATTTTACAGAAATCGGTGGTTAATCGTATAAATACTATAAAACAATAAAGGAGTAATAAAATGGCAACAAACATACATGACTTTAAACAGTCTTTCAAAGGTGGTGTACGACCGAATTTATTTCGTTGTAACATTACTCATGCAGTTGGAATACCACAACTTGAGTTTTTATGTAAAGCAGCACAGATTCCTGCTTCTGTAGTAGGAAATATTGATGTACCTTTTCGTGGTCGGCAGTTAAAAGTTCCTGGTGACAGAACATTTGCTGATTGGACTGTAACAATTCTTAATGATCCACAATTTGCTATTCGTGCAGCTTTTGAAGAATGGAGTGCAAGAATTACACATCATGCAGTTAATGTTTCAACTTTGACTCATTCAAATATTTATGGTCAGTCAACAGTTGTACAACTAGATCGTAATGGTGGTAATTTGCGTACATATAGAATGGAAGATATCTATCCAACAGAGATTGCAGCTATTGATCTTGGTATGGATACCAATGACACAGTTGAAGAATACTCAGTAACATTCGCAGTTAATAATTGGCATTCAGATACGGGTGTTGGTTTTGATGTTACTGGTTCAAAAGATTCTAGTTGGGAACTTGGTGTACGAGGACGAGTAAAATTAGGTAATGTATCTATTGGAGTTGGTGGAACATTCGGTGGTTAACAACCGATAAACAAGGGGGTGAGTTTTTCACCCCCTATTATTATGATTTTTTAAAAAGGAAATTTTTATGGCATTTGAATTATTTGGTTTTGAGATAAAATCCAAAAAAGAGAAGAAGGGCAAAACTTTTGTAACACCAGAAAATCTTGACGGAGCAACACAGATTATTGATGGTGGTGGAATCATGGGACATTATCTCAATACAGATTCAGATGCTCATGATGAAAAAAAGTTAGTCCAGAAATATCGTGATATGTCTTTTTCCCATGAAGTTGATGGGGCTATAGAAGATATTATTAATGATGCTGTGATTCACGAAGAAGGTAAGCCCGCTGTTGCTCTTGACTTGGAATCATTAGATTACACAGATAGTATTAAAGATAAGATACATTCTGAGTTTTCTACAATTCTTGATCTGTTAGATTTTAATTTAACAGGTACAGATTTATTTAAGAAGTGGTATATTGATGCAAAAATGTATCATCATATTGTAATTGATGATACAAGACCAAAGGATGGAATTAAAGAATTAATTCCAATTGATCCTTTGAATATTGAAAAGATACGAGAAGTAAAGAAATCAAAGGGTGGTCACAACCAAATAGAAATAGTTGAGGAAATTATAGAGTACTATCTTTATACACCAGACCAAGTTGGTGCTGGTAGATTTATGCAGGGACAGACAACACAAAATGCTGTTCAGGTTGCACCCGATGCTATTTCTTATGTTCATTCTGGTTTAGTCGATCAAGTAAAACAAATTATTATTGGTTATTTATTTAAAGCAATCAAGCCGTGGAATCAATTACGGATGATTGAAGATGCACTTGTTATCTATAGATTAGCAAGAGCTCCAGAACGAAGAATATTTTATATTGATGTTGGTAATTTACCTAAGTTAAAAGCAGAACAATATTTGCAAACGGTAATGAATCGTTATAAACAGAAGATGATTTATAATGCAGCTACTGGTGAAGTTCAAGACCAGAGAAAACATCTTTCAATGTTGGAAGATTTTTGGTTGCCAAGACGAGAGGGTGGTCGTGGTACTGAGATCAGTACACTTCCTGGTGGACAGAATCTTGGTGAAACAGATGACATAGAATATTTTAGAAAGAAACTGTACAAGTCTTTGAATGTTCCAATCTCAAGGATTGAAGGTGCAGATTCTACATCTTTTAATCTTGGAAGAGCATCTGAAATTACAAGAGATGAAGTAAAGTTTGGAAAGTTTATCAGTCGTTTACGACATAGATTTTCTCATCTTTTTACAGACCTTCTTAGAGTCCAGTTGATTCTAAGAGGTATTATTAAAGAAGAAGATTGGTGGGAAGTTAAAGATCGTATTCGTTATATCTGGGCCAAAGATTCTCATTTCACGGAGTTGAAAAATTCTGAGATTATGAGAGATCGTTTTGAATTAGTTTCAATGGCTGAGGAGTATGTTGGTAGATATATTTCAGCAGAGTATCTGCGTAAGAATATTTTACAACAGAGTGATGAACAGATAAAAGAAATTGATAAACAGATGGCTGCAGAGAAACCAGAAGAACCAGAAGAGGATGATATGGAGGATGATGATGAAGACTTCTAAACCATACAAAACTATGAAATCTATTTTAAAAGTTAAAACACAAAGTTTTATTGATGTTTATAAAAAGAATTTGTTTAAAGATATATTAGAAAAACCAGAACTTGATGTAGTTAATGAAAGTGATACACAAGTAAAGCAATGGATTAAAGATAAATCTCTTACTGATGATTTGTTGGTGGATGCTATTAAAAATGTAATGAAAGAAAGGATCAAAAATGGTTGATATAACAAGTAACATTTTAAAAGATATTTTTGGTAAAAGACTTAATAAAGCAAAAGAGGGTATTGCAAAAAGTTTAAAAACTAAATCTTTAAAGGCTATTGAAGATTATAAGAATAGTTTTAAATTTGAATTACCAAGTTCTGAAACACCAACAACTACACCCGAAACCCCAAAGGCCGACACATGAAAAATTTTAAAAGTTATTTAAAAGAAGCTCTTGCAGATGTAAAGAAGTCAAACAGAGAAAAAGAAACTGCTTTAAAACAAACTAATAGAGATAAAGAAAATTTAGTTCGTAGGGGAGAAAGAGATAAAGAATCATTAAAACGAAGAGCAGAAAGAGATAAGGAAAAATCAAAAGGAAAAAAAGAAAGTATCATTCAGAAAGTAGTAGAGTATATTAAGTCTGATGGTGCAAGAAAAAAATGTGATGGTGGTGATGGTCGAAGAACCGAGAACCATGATTGTGATAAAGTTCATTCTGATATGACTCACAAAGAATGGGAAGCATCACAAGATACACCAAAGGATGAAGGTAAAGATGGTGGAACCGGTGACAAGGCAGCTTATAAAAAATTCTTTGATGCCAAATTAAAAAAGTATGGTGTAAGTAGTCCAGCTGAATTAGAAGGTGATGCTAAGAAAAAGTTTTATGATGAAATAGATGCAGAGTGGGAAGGTGATAATGAAACAGATTGATGACATGATTGATGGTGTTCTTGATGAAATAATGAGTAAAGCAACTCGTATGAAAAAAGCGAGAATGATGAAAATGAAAGGTAAGATGATTGCTAAAAAACGAAAGATTGCTATGAAACGAAAAGCATCTCCTGAGAAATTAAAATCAAGAGCAATGAAAAAAGCAAGAGATATTATTGCTAAGAAAATTTTAAAAGATAAAAGTAAATCTGATTTATCTATTGCTGGTAGAGAAGCTTTAGAAAAAAAACTAGCTAAGAAGAAGGCAGTTATTAAAAAAATTGCAAGGAAAATTTTACCAAAAATTCGTAGTGCAGAAAATGAACGTCTAGCAAAAAAAAGGGGTAATGAATGAAACTAATAACAGAACATATTAACGAGATTGAATATATTACTGAAGGTAAGGGTAAAGAGCAATACATCAAAGGTATCTTTATGCAGTCTGATATTAAAAATCAGAATGGTAGAGTTTATCCGCATGCTGTATTACAGAAAGAAGTAAAAAACTTTAATACAAAATATGTTAAAGAGGGAAGAGCTCTTGGGGAACTTGGTCATCCGGCAGGACCTGTTATTAATTTGGATAGGGTTTCTCATGTGATTAAAGAGTTGACTGAAGATGGTATAAATTTTATTGGTAAAGCAAAAGTAATGGATACACCCAATGGTCGTATCGTTAA